GACTGATGTGACAGTGTGACTGATAACCCCTAACCTGAGTTGTTCTAAAAGTAGAAAATAGAAAATAAAAGAAAAAGAAAAAGAAAAATTAAATAAAAGAGAAAAAATAAAAATGAATGAAGTTCACTGTCAATGATCTTGACATTACCCCTCTCTTAAGGTTTCTCCTCCGGAGAAACTCTCCAATCTCTTCCTCTCATCTTTTCATTTTCTTCCTCCATTTTTTCCTCTACTATCTTTAAATACTTACTTTCGTCAATTTGCCTATTGTCTTTCCACTTTCTCCAATTCCTTTCCAATTTAGTCAAGTATTCTTCCTCAAATTTTTGATCATCCTATCCATACAACAATTTCGCCATATACTTCCCCAGTAATTCCATTCTTCTGTATTCTTCTACCTTGCTTTCCTGTTGTCTCACTTCTATTCCTCTTCGCTCAAACTCTTCAATCAGTTCTTCCACATTCTTCAAATTTTCTCTCCTCTCCCAAGTGTCCCCTTCAGCTGTAAATCCCTTCCACCTTATCAAGTATTTCTCCACTCCCCTTATTTTTTTCTTGTTTAATATTTTTTCTACTTCCCATTCTTTGACCTCCTCTATATCCACTGGTTTTCCTTTCTCTTTCTTCTGTCCTCTTACCTGTTCCTTATATTTCACTATCCAGCTTACATTTACTACCAGATGGATCCTTATTAAACCTGGCAATTGTAATTTTACCGCATTTGATGACACTACCTCCTCTATTGCATAAGGCCCCACATATCTCTCTGTCAGCTTCTTACTCGGTCTTTCTTTGAACACTAAATTCTTAGTGCTCAATAATACCTGATCTCCTTTCTTCCATTCCTCCATTTTCTTTCTACTCCTATCTGCATACTTCTTCATCTCTTCCTGAGTTTTTCTCAGTGCCGCTTCTGCTTCCTCATGAACCTTTTTCATCCTCTGAACAAACTCCGTCGCACTCTCCACCTTTCCTTTCCTCCTAATATCTCCTCCCATTCTCATTTCTCTTCCATAGTTTGCCATAAATGGTGATACTTTTGTTGCTGTATGAACTTTGTTGTTTATAGCAAATTCCACTGCAGCCAACCATTCTGGCCAATCCTTCTGCCTATGCTCAATAAAGAACTGGAGGTATTGCTCTAGTTCCTGATTCATTCTCTCAGTTTGTCTATCTGTTTGTGGATGGAATGTGGTTGACAATTTTGTTTTGATTCCCAACATTCTGTTTAACTCTTTAGTCAATTCCACTGCAAACTGTGGTCCTCTATCTGACACCACACTCTCCGGTAACCCATGTAATTTCCATATGTTGTCCCAGAATAACCTTGCCAACCCTTTTGCTGACGTTCCCTCTGTAGTTGCACAAAATGCATCATTTTTGACAATCTATTACATACTACCAATACCGCATCCTTTCCTGCTACCACCAGTAGTTTCATAATAAAATCTACTGTTAAGTGTGACCAAGGCTTCTTTGGTACTTCACTCAACTTCAACTTCCCCACAGGCTCCTCTGTTCTGTTCTTTATCCTTTGACATAGGTCGCATCCTTCCACATATCTTCCCACATCCCTGGTCACTCCCAGCCACCAATAATTTCTCATTACCAACTCCACCATCTTCCATCTTCCTCCATGTCCAGCTGTCGGCACATCATGGTGTAACCGGATCACTTCAGCCCTCAGTTCCTTATCCCTTGGCACATACACCTTCCCTTCTTTCAGTACTAACTCTTCTTCTATCTTCCATTCGTTCCCCTATAACTCCCTTACTCCTGCTTTCTTCATCTCTTCTACTACTCTAACTACGTCTTTGTCCTTACTTCTTGCCCTTTTTATTTTTTCTAATAAATCTACCTCTGGTCCTTCTACCACTACTTCATACATACTACAAATCCAATCATCTTTAATAAATACCTGATTGTTATTGTCCTTATCTACTCCTACCTTCCAGTCTGCTCTTCTACTAAGTCCATCCGCCTTTCCTATCCTAGTTCCTGCTACATGCTTCAAGGTAAAATCAAATCGAGACAAATACAATGCCTATCTAGCTTGTCTCCTATTTAATTTTTGCGCTTTCATAAAATATTCTAAGTTCTTATGATCAGTCCAGATCTCAAACTTAGATTGTGCTCCTTCTAGCAAGTGTCTCCACGCTTCCAATCCCCTAATGATTGCCAGCATTTCCTTATTGTGAATTTTGTAGTTTCTTTCTGTTTCATTCAATGATTTGGACAAAAATGCCACTGGCCTCCATAATCCATCCTTACACTCTATCAACGATACCCCTCCCATTGCATAGTCTGATGCATCCACCTCCATCCTCATTTTTTTGTCTATATCCGGAGCTGCTAACACCAGCTCCTTGGTGAACCTCTCTTTCAACTCCATGAATGCCTTTTCCTCTCTCTCTGTCCACTCCCACTTTTTATCTTTTTTCACTAAATCGTGTAATGGCCTTGCCACCATTGCAAAACCTTCTATGAACTGGCGATAATAGTTGGCCAGTCCCAAGAACTTCTAAACGTCTTTGACACTTTTTGGTGTTGGCCACTCCAAGACTCCTTTTACCTTCTCCTTCTCCATCTTAATCCCCTCCGGTCCTATTACTACTCCTAAAAACTCCACCTCCCTCACTTTCCATTTGCACTTCTCCAGCTTTATGTACAAATCATTTTCTTCCAATCTCTTAATCACCTCTGCTACCAATTCATCATGCCCCTCTTTCCTCTCTGTTCCCACAATTACATCATCAATAAAAACTGCCACCTTTCCCATATTGGTCAAATCTCTTAACAGCTCGTTCATCATGGCTTGAAACGTAGCTGGGGAGTTCGTCAACCCAAAAAACATGACAGTGGGTTCAAACGACCCTTCCAGCGTCATGAACGCTGCCTTCCACTCATCGCCTTCCTTGATCCTCACATTGTTATATCCCCACCTTAAGTCCATTTTCATGAATACCTTCTTTGTCCCAATATTCTCCAAGATGTCCGAAATCAAAGGGAGTGGATAATTGTTTTTTATTGTCCACTCATTAAGATAATGATAATCTTGCACCATCCTCTTTTTCCCATTCTTCTTCCCTACAAAGAATACTAGCACCGTTTGCAGTGATTTTGACAGCCAGATGTATCCTTTCCATAACTGCTCTTTCACAAATTCTCTCACCTCTTCTCTTTCCTCCCTTGACAAAGAGTATATTTTTCCTTTTCTCGGTATAAACCCCTCTTTTACTTCTATTGCATGGTCCCACAATTTTCTTGTAGGCATCCTCTCTGACTGCTTCTTTCCAAACACCTTAATCCACCTGTGAAAACCTTTTGGCACCAACTTTTTTGCTTCCTCTTCTGACTTTGCCGCTTCTTCCTCCTCATCCCATATTTCCCATTCTTTCACTACCTTTCTGACTTCTGCTGTTCCTTCTCTTTTCTGTTTCTTCCTTTTTTCCTTCTTCTCTTTCCTTTTCTCTGCCTCTTCCTTCGCCTCTTCCTCTTTTTGTTTCTCCCATCCCAACTTTTCTTGCACTGGTCTCCACTGCCTCCCACATTCCTCTGGACACCTCGTCATCTTAACCTCCCCTATCTTCCAGTCTATTTCCGGATCATGGCGTTCTAGCCATGGCATCTCCAAGATTACTCCCCACTTCTGCCCTCATATTACATCAATCTCCATCCTTTCTACATGTCCTTTATAGTACAAATTTACCTCTACAGTGTTTTCTATTGGTCCTTCTCTGTTGAACGACCTATCCACATTTCTTACTTGCATTGGCCTCTCCAGTTTTTTCAATTGGAAATCCTTTTTCTTCGCAAACTCTGAACTCATAACTAATCCTGTTGTTCCGCTATCCAATAATGCCTCCACTGTGATCCCTTCCTGCATATCTAGCCTTTCCAACCCAATTTTTATTGTTACTTCCCTTAGTGGTCTCCCTTCACTTCTTCTTACTTCAGTCTCCTCTTTCTCAGATGCATCAGCTTTTATTTCATTTGCTAATACACTATATCTATTGTGAGAACCTAGTTGAGGAGTTCTAGGTTCCCACCCTCTTTTAAATTGTCCGCTAAATTGCTAATCTCCTCAATTCTTCCACCTCTATATTCCACTCTCCTATTCTCCGCTACCCTTCCTCTCTGACCCCAATTTCTGCAGTTGTGGGCCATGTGCCCGAAGCCCCCACAAGCATAACAATTCCATCCTCTATCAATATCCATAGCAAAGGGGTCCTGTCTAGGAGGAACCCCTGCTCTCTGCTCCTGTCCCCTCACTACCACCGCATTCATTCTTTCAACTCCTTCCATTGGAGCAGGCCCCATTATCGCCTGCTGAGACGTTTGCCTCCTTTACCACACTAAGGGTCATGGCAAGCTCTGTCTTTGCTCCTGCTTCAGAGCTCCTCCTCCTCCTTCCTTTTTTCCTCTCATCCTCTCTTCTTCTCTCCTGCTCTCCCTCCAATTTCTGTTCAGTGCTGTTGCTCTCCTGTACCAATTTTCTATAGAGGTCGGCGGATTTTCTGCCTCCATCAATTTTCTTCTAATCCCTCTGTTCATCCCTCACTTGAATTCCTCCACTAACGACCTTCCCTCATACCCACTCCCTCTTGCAGCTCACTTGAACTCTTGCATGAACTTCTCCATCGTCCTCCCTTCTTGCTCCAACTTCCTTAGCTCTACTGCTTTTATCGACTCCTCTTCTCCCTCTCCGAATTCCTTCCTTAAACTTATCAAAAATTCTTCCGCACTTTCATACTCTACCTCCCCTGCTTCTATTTCTTCCATTATGTTTTCCTTCCAAACATCTGCCAATCTCCCCTGTACATATGACAAGACCCACTGTACCTGTTCCTCTACCATATTCCCCCTCATCTTCATCCTCAAATATAATCTGCACGCTGTAATGAAACCCCCTACTTTCCCTGCTTCTCCGTTAAAGATAGCTGGTTTTGTCACTTCCATATGGGGTCCTGCGTTAGGTCCCATTCCTGCCCCTCCTGCTCCTACTCCCCCCTGCACCACAAGCAGGGCCTGGATTTGCACCTGCATTGCAGCCAACTGCTCCTGCTGCTGCCTAATGATTTCATGTAAGTTTAGTTGACTCATATTATAATGGGGCAGAGAGTCAATGGGTGCTGTTGAAGATGGTGGTGGTGGTAGTGTTGGAGGTGACGATGTGTATAGTGGTAAAACTGAGCCTGCACTGGTCTCAGTGTTGGACTTGTATTCCAAAGACAAAGAAATCTCTGTATGTGATAGCGGGCCCTCTTCAAGTCCCACCTACACAGTTACTGACTACTTGTCTACTGGCTACTGCCCTAAAGAAAAGTAAACTATTTTGACCTAAGAAGGTCGTTCTACTCTAAACTGGTGTTTTAAGAATGCCTGGTTATTCCTCTGTGTAGACACACCACAAGGGGATGTGTAGCACAAGGCTGATATATGAAAAAGGTATAGATCATGTCCACAAAAGGTGATATGTCTGAGAGGCACCAGTGGGCTTTGGTGTTAACAAATGGCTGAGCTTCCCCTGCTCAACTAGTGCACCCCTTATGCCTAGAGTCCAGCAGTGATCTTCTTGACTAAAGGGCGGTGTTGCCCTTCGGTCAAGGATGAAAAGAGGAGTAAGAGAAAGGGTTATAAGGACTTAGTGTTAAGCGGTTATAAATGTGGAATCGAGTTCTAATGTTATGATTTGATGCTCAAAGTGTTTAAGCAAAGAACTAACTCTTGTATTGAGTGACACAAGAAAACTCGATAGAGTTCCTAGTACAAAGTAGTCTACCTTATATACTGGTACCTATGGTCCGTGCTAAGTACTGTGCACCCTACCCTAAATGACCATGAGTATTACATAAGGTCAGCATGTGTTGTTCATGCTGTATGATGTCACTGTATTCTAGTTCCTTCTACTTCGTTCTCCCAAGTCTCATGATCAGTCTTGTGACTACGCCATCAATTTGTGACTGATGTGACAGTGTGACTGATAACCCCTAACCTGAGTTGTTCTAAAAGTAGAAAATAGAAAATAAAAGAAAAAGAAAAAGAAAAATTAAATAAAAGAGAAAAAATAAAAA